GAAGGTAAGACCTGCGCCAATAATTGTTGGCAGCAATCTGTCTAAGAAGCCAGCTTCAGGGAGACCAGTTCTTGGATTAATACTAAGAGACCCACCTTGAGCCATAGCAAGAGCTTGTAAGCCACCGACTTCTCTGGGTGTCATATGAACCAACATGCTGTCATTACCGCGACCCATGCTAGCAAGTTGTTGGGCAGAATAGATAGACATGACTGTTCCTTACGAAGAAACCCAAGTTGCCGTTACGATGACGGACGGTATTGCAGGTCTTGTTGGGCTTGACGGGGCTGCATAATGTTCAAGATATGCACCTGTCCCAGCGGTAGTATACGCTTCAGTTGAACACCAGACTAGCTCTACATAGTCACCTGCTAGCAGAGCGACAAAGAAATTAAGAGCAGCCACAGTGTGGTATGGGTCTGATGGGCCTTTTCTAGATGCAAGCCCAAACCTTGTGTTGGAATCGGCAATATTTGTACCGTTTTTCCTGAACCAAATATCAATGTCTTCAGACTGGTTGGAATAATTAACGAGCTGTGCACTGAACTGAATATTGTACGTACCTGCGGTATTGACGTAAATCCTTGAAGTGTTGGAAGCGTCTACACCAACACCTACTGAGTAGGAAGTTGAGTTGAGCGTTATCGGGTACGCAGTTGTTGTACTAGCAGCAGTTTGATCTGTTGTATCGTAGAAAGCACCGTACGGGAGTACAAAATTATCAAACCTAGAAAAATAAAGGCGTAAGACACGATTAAGTTCATTAAATTGACGAACGTCATACTGCGGCGCTGGCAGCGGTAAAACAGGAGAAACAAAATTAAAGTAGCTCATCGCTTACCATCAGGTCTTACATCAAGTCGATGCGAGCCAGACTGCCACTGAACACCTAAACCATCCGAAGAAATCCTAAACGCCATCTGTCGTCCACGAGCACGCACAAACACCTGCTCTGTGTACTGGTCCAACGTTGCATAAGTTGAGGCTACATTTTGAGAATCAGACGCTGTGTTCGCATAAGCCGATCCAGAAAACCTTTTGGGCCTCATCGTTAGCGTCACTGTCGGTGTAGCAGCAGTTGAGTTTGTAAAATTAAAATCAGGCAGTAATCGACGAGTAAGCATGAACTGCTCGCCATCACCGAGGTCATAATCAGACGACTGTATATAGGAAGTCATCGGAGCATCGCCGTCATTTACTCCAACCTCATGCTGATATTCGTACCCCACCGTATCGTTTTGTCCAGTGTATGCAGCAACGGGATTAGCTCTTAATGCGGTATCAAGCCAAGCTGTACGAACTAAAGTACCGTAGTACCAAACACCTTCTAAGTGGTTAAAGATGACGTATCGATCATTCCAATCTGAATTAGCACTTGGGTAAAACCACCAAATTTCGGTAAACCCTTCATTAGTGCCACATACAATTTGATTTGCTTGATCAAAGTTTATGTCTTGGAATACATACTGCCTTATCGTACAAGGTAGAGTTTGCACCTGCCCTGAGTAGACATAAAACTTATCTTGGCCCATCCAATAGGTTACGTTATTTGCCGTTGTGACTGCGCGAGGACTGATAATAGATATGTTATCAGCTAGTTCTTGTAAAGAAAAAACATCCAAAGTACCTGTATATTGCAACGAATATAAAGATGAATTTGTGAAAACAAGAATTTCTTGTCTTGTTGATATCCCACGAACAATTTCAGAACCGCGTGAAACTCTAATAAACCCAGCAGAGTTTGTAATTAGCGGAGTCCATAACTGTGGTTCATCTTGGCTTGCCCAACGGATAAGTAATGGGTCATAGTCCCCAGGCAACCCAGCATATGGTTGACATCCTAGCGCAAGAAGATGTTTATCATTTTGCGATACAAGAATCTGCATCGCCCTATCAGGTACATCCGCCGCACCCGGCAAAGCAGAAAGAAGTACAGCCCGTGTAGCTAACGCAGTATCTGGTGAAGTGATAGACCCACGGGACCAATAATAAATAGCGCCCTTTCGGATATTCATTACTAGGTCGTTGTCAAAATTATCAAACCACCAATCACGTTGAATTAAAGCAACTGGGGTAGGCGCAGATAGACCCCACGGCATACCGCCCCAAGTACCCGCGCCCCAACCATATCCGTAAGTCGTAGCCGCATATCCAGAAGGTATGCCGTAATAAGCGTTAGTAAGCGTGCCGCCGTTACCTACATCTGAAGAATTAGCAAGTACAGGAACAATCTGAGATTTATCGGTAGACCTAGCCTGTATGGTGTAGGTACTAGAATCTACTCTTGTAATTTCATAATCTTGGTTTAAAACTTCAGCGGTTATATTCCCGCCAAGCGACACAGCATAAGCGTAGGTAACAAAATCACCAGTCTGAGAACCGTGATTAGGGTCAGTAACCGTTATTGTGGAAGACCCATCAGATGCGCTAAAAGATATCATGGTGTATACACAACTGTATCTACAGAGCCTGTAGAGTTAACGCCGGAAAGAGCAACCGTACTAACTACAGACTCAATAGAATTAATTTCCCCTGAAGCCTCAACAGAAGTAATAGGCATACTAGAGACTACAGAACGTTCAATCGGGGTTATATTATAAAACTGACCCCCTACTTCAATATAAACATGATTGTTAGTACCTACAGCAAGTAAGTTGTCGTTGTAAGACGTTATCCAATTAAATAACTGCCTTGAAGTACCAAAATAAAAATAAGGTGTAGCTTTTTGCCAGCCCCCAAGTTTTTGCGGGTAGCCTGAAAAGAAACGAATCTTGTCACACTCATACCAGCCACCTTCACCGGAATAGCTAGTTTGATCTCGGTTAATCCCTGGACGAAAATTAAGTTTGAGGAATGGCACGCTTCACCTCATTAAGGCAGCTTCGGCAGCACGTCGGCGGGTGAGGCCGGGGAGAACACGTCCGGCAGCTTTATTCCAGAGCATACATTGGTCTGCTGCACCATCCCAATCCCCCGCATCAACGCGCTTCTTGAACGTAGAAACCCGATAGTTTCCTAGGCCACAATTGTAGACCCAGCTAGTCACTGCGGCAATGCGTCGGGGTAGTGCAGTTTGAATTTTGGGTGAGAGCTTGGTTATGCCCTGTACGAAATATTCTATGTGATGGTCAAGCGCCTCTTCGCACTGCTGCATCGTCCAGATGGTGCCGGGGTTGATGTCTGGACCGGTTGCACCCCAACCAATTGTCCAAGGGTGCCCACGGGTTCCGGGGTCGGGATAAGCTGTTACTCTTCCGTCAGGCAAACGCTTTGCTAGCCCTTCAAAGGGCTTGATCAATACATCCTTGCAAAGCTTCTTGGCTTCATTCACTGCCGGACCTTTCACCCACTATCTTATTGACCTGCTCCCAAAGAGCCGTGATCTGTTTGTCGTAATTCTTTTCAAGGTAATCAACTCTGACTTTGAGCGTTACTGCATATGCTGCTATGCCAACCACCGCAACCCCAAGAAACCAAACCTTGGCAAGTGACTCGGCAATTGTTTCCATTATGATTTTTGGTATTTTTCTATGCTTCTGCCAACGAACCAAAAACTAATCATCATGTTAAGCATTGCAAAATCATCTTCATCGTATGACTTGGTTAGTACCTCAGCCCAGTTTGCGTTGGTTTGAAATGCAATCGTTAGACCGGCTGCTTTAACAGCCACATACACGCCAAAAGCAATCCAAGTAAGGCCCGGACGGGTAATAGCAGTGATAAAAGACGCAAGCCACCCAGCTTCCTTAGCAGTGGTAGCCTGCTCCTTAAATGCCTCTTTAATCGTATCCATCTGCGAAATGGAGTAGTCAACATACTTCTCCTCCATGCGAAATTCGCCGCGAAGCTTTTCCAAATCCGTCTGAAGCTGGAACATAGACAGCTCATGCTGACGCTCATTCTTTTTGTCCATAAACTTCAAGACTTCAGGGGCTAACCTGAATAAGCCACCAAATATGGACCCCATCAACCCGCCGCCAAGTAGTTCAAACATGATTACCCCTTTGCGGTAATTTGATCTGCGCCTTTTTTAACCGTGACTTTGCTACCTTCAACATCCACTTGCATGGGTTGTTCGGCACGGTCTAGCTTATCAAGGCGGTGGATAAGATCCTTGATGACTTCAAACTCTGGCTTTTCTTGCTTCGCCGCAGTACCAGCAATGCCGTTGAGCATCTGGATAAGTGCAGTAAGTGAAGCGCCGAGCAAACCCATAACAGCAGCAATTTTCTCGCCTTCTAAAAAAAGGGACGCACCCACGCCCACCAGCACAATCATGAAGATATACAACAGACCATCTTCACCGATGGCTTTACCAGCAACTTCTTTGGCAGAGTCTTGAGCCTTTAGCTCCTCAAGCCTGATTTTGGCTTGCGCTTTGAGGACTGCCAACTCGTGGGTTTTGTCATCCATAATATTAAAAAGTCCGGTTGAACCAATAAGTTTTTCACTTTGTTTTGCTTTACTACTTTTCCTTCTTCAATTATTGCGGTCAAAAGTTTTCTGGTTCGTTAGGTGCTGGTTGCGTCCAGTCAGGATTTAGTATCCAGGCTTGACCGTCATAAAAATATTTCCAGCCTTGCCAATTGCCAGGATCGGCAACATTTTCATGAACATCAACATTTGACGCGTTGCAATCGCCAATAATAAAAACAGCAGGGTCGCCAACAACAATATGATTGTCTTGAACATCAAGTACAACATTATCGTCAAATAAATAAAGGGAAATATTCGTCCCTTTTCTAACAATTGTTTTCATGATTAGCCCTTAATCAATAATGTGGTTGCAGATAAAGCAACACCAGCATAAACACTTGGAACGCTAGGCGTTAAAGATAACGTGCCATCAGGAAGCAGGTAATAACCTTGACCGGTAGAAAGTGTCAAACCGCTTTGTGTATTGCTAATTATGTTGATTTTTGCAGATTGACCAGTTGTGTAGTTTTGCGAAGAAAAGCCAATAAAATTATTGCTTGTTAATGGGGTTAATGTTGGATCAAAAACAATAGCAGTCCCGTAGTTTGAATTTCCTAAATCTCTATACGCGATTGCAACTTTTTGACTGTTCGCATCATAAGCGGCTGAAATAGGATAAGTACTTGCGATTTCAAAAACACTTGCATTACCAAATGAGATGGATGTGCCTGATACGGTGCCGACAATGGCAGTCCCGTAGTCTGAATTTCCTCCATCTCTATAAGCGATTACAACTTTTTGACCGGTCGTATCATAAACGGCTGAAATAAACAAAGTACTTGCACTTTCAAAAACAACGGCAGTACCAAATGAAATTGACGTTCCTGAAACGGTGCCGACAATAGCAGTACCGTAACCTGAATTTCCTCCATCTCTATACGCGATTACAACTTTTTGACTGGTCGTATCATAAACGGCTGAAACATAAGAAGTAGTTGCACTTTCAAAAACAACGGCGGTACCAAATGAAATTGAGGTGCCTGATACAGTGCCGACAATAGCAGTCCCGTAAAATGAATTTCCATTATCTGAATACCCGATTACAACCTTTTGACTATTAGCGTCATAAACGGCTGAAATATCAGTAGTATTTGCACTTTCAAAAACAACGGCAGTACCAAATGAAATTGAGGTGCCTGATACAGTGCCGACAATAGCAGTACCGTAGTATGAATTTCCAGCATCTTGATAAGCGATTACAACTTTTTGACTGTTCGCATCATAAGCGGTTGATGTGTTACGGGTATCTGCACTTTCAAAAACAGCGGCAGTACCAAATGAAATTGACGTTCCTGAAACGGTACCGACAATAGCAGTCCCGTAACCTGAATTTCCTCCATCTCTATACGCGATTACAACTTTTTGAGCATTAGTATTATAAGCGGTTGATATGTGACTAGTACTTGCACTTTCAAAAACAACGGCAGTACCAAATGAAATTGAGGTGCCTGATACAGTGCCGACAATAGCAGTACCGTAACTTGAATTTCCAGCATCTGAATACGCGATTACAACCTTTTGACTATTAGCGTCATAAACGGCTGAAATAACATCAGTATTTGCACTTTCAAAAACAACGGCACTCCCCGTATTCGCTTGCACCACACTGACAGTACCGTCACTATTCACAAGGACAGGCGCACCGCTTGACAGCGTTCCGGTTGCAACAGCGGTGACTGTTGCGCCCACGCTTGTAGGCGCAGTAGACGCCCAAGTCGTGCCGTTGGAGGTAAGAACATTTCCAGAAGTTCCGGGGGCGACAAACTGTACTGCTGAGGTTCCATTGCCAAGAATAACGTTATTAGCAGTAAGTGTTGTCGCTCCTGTGCCGCCTTGTGCAACAGTTACTGTTGTGCCAGATTGAAGAATTGTCCCTGATGCGTCAGGTATCGTAAGCGTTCTATTTGTAGATAGTGTTGTAGGAGTGATTGTTACCGCATAAGAACTTGTACCGCCTGCACGACCTGCAAGGGCCACACCATCTTGAGTAGGGGCAGCTCGTACTGTCTGTGTTGCGGTAAAGGTTTGGGCTGCGTTAAGCGCCACACCAACAAAAACATAATCCGTACCATTAAAAGCTACAACCGCAGACTGTCCGGGCTGTAAGGTAATACCTGTCTGACCTGTAGCTTTAAATGTCAGTGTGTATGTGGAGTCGGCATTAATAAGCCGGTATGATCTACCAGGGTTTGTACCCGTATTACCTACTGTGATCGTAGAGTTAGTAGCAAGAGAAGATACTCTAAAGCCTGCGTATTGCGCTGACGTTGCTACTATGTTTGTTGCTGAGTTAGTACCCTCAGTGGTTTCAATGGTTAAAGCACCTGCCGTAAAGTTTGCACTTGTCAGGTTGGACATCCCAGCGATAGAAATATCAAGATACTGTGTGAGTCCGTTGTTTGTATAGTCCCCCCACAACCCAGACTCTGTACCTGTCGTGATGATTGGGAGATCTAAAAGCGTTGTACGTGCAACAGTCATGTCTTACTCCATTTCTACAAGATCCCACTGGGCATCTTGATAGTTATCCCCGGACGCCCAACCAGCATCTTGGTAATTGCTACCCGATGCCCAACCAGCATCTTGGTAATTACTAATTGAACTCCAGTACAAAACCCCGACAGAATTTATTTGTCCCCGAGCCTGCGAACCAGTTAAAGGTACTGTACGTTCACCTACGGTTACAGATTCGACTGACCCGGAAGCCGTAACTCCAGAAAGTTCAACAGGTAACGTGTACGTAACACTATCAACTTCCCCCGCTGCTACAACTCCAGATAACTCAACCGTTATTGTCGTCTCAACCGCCCCTACTTGTCCAGTGGCGGCTACGCTTGAGAAGTTAATTGGTACGACGCTACCAACTGCCCCGGAAGCTTCTAATCCTGTTAACGTAAATTCTTTTGCAGTTGCTAAATCACCAACAAAACCAGAAGCTACAACACCAGATAACCCGACACTAACTTCAAGCCCAACAGTACCAACTTCACCTGTAGCTACAGTACCATCTTCAGTTGGATTATTTTGTTCTGTGACATCTCCTACTGCACCAGATGCAACTACGCCTGTTAAGGCTACAGATTTAGCCGGTGTAACAGATCCAACTGACCCTGCGACCGATACACCTGTAATTGGCTGTGACGATGAGAAAGCTGTAGAACCTACAGCACCGGAAGCACTGACACCTGTCAACGCAATTTGACGTTCATCGACTGCTACAGACCCAACAGAACCAGAACCTTCAACCGAACTTAACTGATAGTTAAACGTAACGTCACCAACCGCACCCTCTGCTTCAACCCCAGAGATAGCTTGGGATGGGGAAGCTATAACAGCACCAACAACGCCAGAAGATTCAACGCCAGAAAGCGCGACAGATATATCCGAAACAACCGAACCAACTAAACCGGAAGCAGTTACACCGGAAATGGTTACGTCAATGCCTTGTTCAGCAATAAGCGTCCCGACAGCACCAAACGCGCTAACACCTGTTAAAGCTTTCGAGATGTTCGGTGTGGTAGTACCAACTGCTCCAGTAGCTACTGTGCCATCCTCAGTCGGGTTGTTAGTTTCAACTACATCCCCAACTGCCCCAGATGCTGTTACACCTACTAATGTAATACTCTTGGATTGAGTGATACTTCCTACGGCTCCAGATGCACTGACTCCCGTCAGAGCTATACTACTCGTCTCAGTTACTAAGCCTACAGCACCAGATGCGCTGACTCCCGTCAGGGCTTTACTGTTTGTCTCAGTTACAGACCCAACTGCACCAGACGCGGCTACGCCTGTCAGCGCAACCGTAATGGTTTTACCAACAGACCCAACTGCACCAGACGCAGCTACACCGTTTTCGGCTACGCTGGTTGTTTTAGCTACACTACCTACGGCACCAGACGCACTTCGTCCTGATAACGCAGCCTCAACACCAACGCCGCCCCAACCGTCGTAGCCCCACGGGTTACTACCCCAGCCAAAATTAGCCACGGGGTACTCCTAAAAAGAGTTTAGGTCGTGGACAGACGAAGCAAACCAGTCGTTGTACTATTGGTAGGCATTGTCAGCGTGAACGTACCAGCCGTTATCGTCTGCGAACCAAAGGTATGAACACTAACTGCACGGTTTGAATTTGTGCTGTTATAAATAAGCACAGCATCAAACGCAGTGGTTAATGTAACGCTAGAGTACGTTAACGAAGCACTTGGCGTCCAGTATGCTACACCTGCGGTTGCCGACGCGTTTGTTGATAACGGGGAAGTGCCATTAGTTACCGCAATGCCGCCCGCTGTATACCCCGTTCCACTTACTTCATTAGTTGTTGTGAACTGAGTTGTGGAAGCATTAATCGTTGCCGAAGCAAGATAAAGAGCAGCCTTAAAGGAATTACCTGTACTGGTCGTGAAGTTTTGAAGTCCTTGCATAAGTTCTTGCAAGAACGAAGTGCACATGGATTGAGTATTTGCCATGATAGATCCTTAAAAAGATGCTGCTTCTGCGGACAGCACAAGCGTCTTCTTTAACTGAACATGTGCAGACCGGTGAACAAGTTCACCTTCATGCCAGTATTCTACCCATGTCGTAAACTCGTTGTCGTTTTCTACAACGCCTTCACGTTTTTCCAGCAAGGACTCATCCATAAGCCCCTTAGTTGTGGTGATCATAATTTCTCCACAAATAATTGTGTTGGCGGCAAAGCCATTACTTCAAGCTGTTTGCAATATATCAAAGTGAACGCATCAATGGCAACTTTTGGACAGTTGATGGGATCAGCCGCTTCATCTCTCCAGAGGTAGTCATCAAAGCACATAACGCCGCCTGAACGGAGCAATCTAAAAGCTAGGACTGCGTCACACAATACATCAGCAGCTACGTGGGAGCCATCAATGTAAATGAAGTCAAAATAATCTTTGTACTCCACCTGCATCTGAGACAATATTACGTCACTACGTCCTACGTGCGCTTTCAATTTTACTTCGTTTTTGGACTTTTCGATAGTAGCTTGTGTGTTGCTATCAAAACGGCGCTTAACGAGCGACATGTCTATGCGTTTATGTTCCGCGCCGCCTTCCCAGGTATCAACGCAGTGGATCTCCAGCGGGCCGCTAAGCTTTTCGATTAGAAAACAGGCACTTCTTCCTTCATATGAACCTATTTCCAAAATACGCTTCGGTCCGAGCTGAGGAAGTATCTTGTCCCAAATGTAACGGCCTGTGGCTCCAAACCAATCGTTAGTGAACTCCATTATTTAGCCGCCTTAAATTTAAGACCCTCAGCGTATTCAGTGCTGGATACCATGATAGGCATACCTTCAAACACATAGTTACCCATATGCTTTAACTTTACCCAAGGTGCCACATGGATCTTAATCCCTTGTTCACGGCAGACCCAGCAAAAAGCGATGTCTTCTGACATCTGTACCTGTGACTCTGGATCGTTTCTAATAAAAAAGTATTCTGTTAACGTCTTGTCGCCTTCACGGAACTTGTTCAAACCTTCTAGCCGTTCAAATACTTCCCGTTTAATACACATAAACCCTGTAGCCGCAGCCTTTACTTCAAATGGTTCTAACAGAGGCACCACTCGGTCTTTGTGTTCACCTAAGAAATTGACAATAAGTTGTCCTGTGTACTCTTTAAGTTGCTCAGCAGGGACGCCGTTCAGAGCCGCTTCACGAACAAGCTCCCACGTAATTTGTTTCTTAGGGTAGATGCCAGCAATTACATCTTTATCAGCGGCTAGCATTGACATAAAATCTGCTGGCTTAAACTCTATGTCCGCATCAATAAAAAATAAATGCGTGAAGTCATGAGTTAAAAATATATCTGCAAGTTGATTCCTTGCATGGGGTATAAGGCTGTTGTTGTATATAAAAGCGAATGAAACATCAACACCACTTTCTTTTGCTAATATCGGTAACTGAGTTATAGATTGTGTATAAACTCCGGTACACATACCGCCATACATTGGTGTTGCAACAAGAACTTTCATGAAAGCCTTATAAGTGAGGTTGTACTGGTATTCGGTGGAAATTCCACTTGGAACGTCGTAGTTGAAGTCTTGTCTGAACCAAAATCAAGAACACAAATTGCTGGATTGCCAGTTGTTACTTGGTAAATCAGAGCACCCCGAGCAGTGAAAGCACCACTCCAAGAAGCATTAGAAAAGTCAACGTAAGTAATGCCTGTGGAACTATCAATAGCAAGTGAAGGAGTGATAAGCTCCCCGCCCGCCGTGTAGCCCGTAGCCACAACTTCACCAGTCGTCGTATAAGCCGTTGTGGTCTGATCGAGCGTAGCATCGTTTGTGTACAAAGCTATCTTAAACGTCTGAGCTGTTGTTGCCGAAAAATCAAAATCTCCCTCAAACAATTGTTGCTTGAAGGAGTTGCATGTGTAGTTACCAGTAAAAGCCATCAGTTCACCGGCACTCTAAGTTGGCCGGAGCGATAAGAATCTCTGCGGTCCATACCGTCACCAAGACGTTTAGCAAGCATGATGGCTTCTTCGTATCGTTTTGTATACTGAGCAATCACATCCGCCTCGCCCTTCATATAGGTATATCCCTCGATCAAAGCACCATAGAGGAGTACAGAGTCAAAATTATTACCAAGCCAAGATGTACTAGCTGTAACGATTGACTCGGGGTAAGCGTAGTAATTAAGTTGTATCTGGTATGCTTGATCTGGAGTAGGAGCAAGTATAAAGCTCGTGTCATTAGTGATCGTGCCCCCGGTAGTTGTAGGCCCAAATAAAGCGTAGTACTTAGGAATCCCAGTTGTCGTTGGGTTAGGGTACGCGGCCCTGATGTATTCCACATCTTTATTTAGAAGAAACTCATAACTACCCGTGGGGCTGATAACAATAAAACTATACGATGCCAAAAAATCAGTTGGGCAGTTTAGGTACATAGCCGTCGAAGGTGACACCGCATAACTGCCTGTTACGCCTGCTTGCGTTTTCCTGAATCTTGGAAACTGTACAGAATTATAGATACGCTGTTCAGCTTGTTGAATAAAAGTATCAATCTGCTGTTTTGCAGTAAACGTAGCTGTACCCGATCCAGACGAATCCGCCCCAGTAAACGAGGGAAAGTCGTTTTCCAGATAGCCTTGAATCGTTTTGAAAAGGGTAGCGTAGTTCACGCCATCGGACCTCTAGACATCAAACCTTTTGTAGCCGCTCCCGTACCACGCATTTTGATGCCGGTAGTCTTCGGCTCAGGATAGTTAGACCGCTGAATATTGCCTACGGACATGTTAACGTCAGAAGCCTTCAAACGATTGCCGCCCATATATCCAGCGTTTCTAATATCTGTACCAGCTTTACCGTCCATTGTATGCGGCTCGGCGTAGACGGGAGCTTGCCCGACTTCCTTACCCATCAATTTTTGACTGAACTTAGCCATTACTTTGCTCCCATTTTGTATTTAAACGAGGGCGATTTCTGATTAGCAATTTTAGCCATGTTACGGCCTAACGCCTTCATTTGGGCATTAGTCTTACCGCCTTTGGCAAGCTTAGTCAGCGGTTGGCCTTTGTGCTTGGCTTTCTCATGCTTGTGTACTGCACCAGCAACCATTTTCTTGTCTTGGGCTAAGTCTTTCTTGTCCATCACAGACTCCTATGTAACATTTACAGTAACAGTGCCCAGCGTGATGCCCAGCACAAGATTATTTGGCGTCAGCCCTGTATCGTAAGATCTAGCTCCACCTACAGGTGCCCATCCCCACTGGATAATTCTACTACCTCCAGAGGGATCTCCGCTACCTAATTGCGTCGTCGTAGTATTGATCTGCAATCCATTTAAACCACCCACACGATAAGTTGTATCAGGACGAGGATTCCGCAAAGCCTGTGGGTCATCTACAGGATACATACCAAGCTGCAACTGAGGTTGATCTTCTTCCCAGCAAGTAGGGCAGACAATGATATTAACGTTTTTAGTCTTGATAACAAGACCACGCAATTCTTTCAGTTTGTATCGAAAGCCACACCTATCGCACTGCGATATAGCCCATTTACCCGATGCAAACCGATTAGGCATTTCAGTAAAACAACTGCCGTGGTGCGAGGCGCAACGGAGCTTTCTCGCGGTCTTCAGACAACGCAAGCATTAACTGCTCTTCGTACATTTCTTTTAGCATAGCTACGCGTTGCGCTGCTTCAGGTATCTTTAACGATATGTAGTAAGCAAGTCCTGAAACGAGACAATTGAGCAGTCTGAACGGGATGTCTTGGATGTTTGTGCCTGTACCCGCATCCTGCATACGGCGTAATCGCCAGTACACAAAGGTGTAGTAGTTGTCTTGGTCTGGCGCGGGCCAGACGTTGATATTAGGCGGCAACACACCCGTAGTCTGGTTAGTCCCATAGGGTCCAGGGAGCGGATAGATCTGACCGCTCTGTCTGTTAATCCAAACCTGAATGGGTCTACCTTGAGCATTTTTGTTCGGTATGGTTGCGTAAGTATCTACCGAAATGCGACTGATATTAATGTCTGTTTGCTCAATACCAGTCTGCGTACGAATTATTTGTTCAACAAGATCTACGGTATCCACAGGCAGTGCATAAGTTATCGTGCCCGTGGTCATAGCAATCTGACCCTGCTCAATTGTCCACAGGTTAATACCTCGGTTAGCCCATTCAGTAAACATCAGATTCATAGAGCGACGAGCCGTACGATGCTCATATCCAGTACGAACTTCTAATCCGCACCGCTCAAACGCTTCTTCAATAATCTCGTTTAGATCAAGATTAAAGACTGATGTACCTGAAGTTGTACTCACTTCATTCCTCTAAGAGTCTTAGCAAGCCTAGCTCTTTGCCCTAGTTTGCCCGGAGCTTTGGTAGCTCTATCAAGCATCTTTGCAGGGATCGGCTTTTTACCTTTAATGCCAAGCTGTTCACGAAGCGCCCCAGGCTTAGAGATAGCCTTCTGTATCCATTTCTCAGCCATTATCTGTACCTCGCGGTTTTAGTAGCAATGCCTTTTGGCTGTTTGACGAATTGCTTTCCCGAGCGTTTTCCAGCGCGTTTAGCTCTTGTTGTCGCAGCGTACTCAGCAG